GCTTTACCCTTGGCTATTTTTGTGGCATTAGCAAAGGACAAGCTCAAACAACTTACCTTTATGGCGCTCAAGGGCAAAGCTTAGGTACAGTTCAGCAGTCAGGCAATACGCAATACTTCTACGGCCCACAGGGTGAGAGCAGAGGGACTGCTATGCAGTCAGGCAATACAACCTACGTCTATGGCGCGCAAGGGCAGTCTGTAGGCACTGTGATGGCTCCTGTAGCCCCTATACCTATGTATGCGCCTAATCCATCGTCTATGACGCCTATTTACGACTCAATATTTGGACGTTAATGTTACGCATCTGCAACAACTGTCAGCAACGCAAGAACAATATCACTGGCGCTAATGTTAACAACCCTAGCGGTCTAACCTATAAATGGTTTTGCCAGGACTGCATCACGAAAAGGAATGAAAATGAACGTATTAAAAAGATTTTGGATGCTATTAACCAACCCACCATCAGCAAAAAGCATCGCAGCTAAGGAGCTAGAAAGCGCTAAACGTAGCTTTTTGGAGCATAAAACCCACGCTGAGTATTACTCAACGCTATGCTCGTTTGAAACGCAACGGATTACTAGGCTTGAGAAGTACCTTGAAGAACCCGTAAAGCTTGACTAGTACGCGCCATGCGGTCATCTAATCCTAGCGTACCGCCATTGATACGCTTGGTTAGATTGACTACATCGCCGATGTCAGACAGTTGGTTTAAGCCTTTTTTATTAAAAAACCATGCTGCGCTTAGAGCCGCATACGTAGGATCAAGCAACCAATCAGGATTCCCAACAAGATCCAAACCCATACTAGATCCGCAGTTGGCATAGTTGTCTTTACCAGTAAGTTGTATAAGACCACGCCCGTGATAACGCCACCCATCGCCTTCTTCGGTGTTACCCATGCGCCCGGCATAAACTTTGTTGGCTATCTTTTCAGGGTTGTTAGCATACTTTTCAGCCGTATCCATATCTGGGAAACGGCTTGGCCAAGTACGCATAAGCGCTGCTGCGCTGTAATGTAAATTTTCTTCCAAGGTACGGAATGAATTAGATTCATGGCCACATTGACCAATGAAGTTAGCTTGTCTTTTAGGGTTTGAAATATCATATTTTTCAAAAGCCTTATTTAGGGGGTCTAGCCATTTGGCGTCAATGCCAAGCGCGTGTAATTGTTCAAGCGTCATTTACTTACCGCGTCGTATTGGGCATAGCAGGCTTCAAGCCCTGCACGGAGTTCGTCTGCTCTGGCAGCTTCCCGTCTAAGAAAGATTGCATCCTCGGCGAAAAGGCTGGCCCCAGTTCCAATTTGTCCAGGGAGGGGGCTTTCGGGGCGACTGGGACGTTTACGCAACTCGCTAATAGCATCGACAAGCTTAGAGTTAATATCACGGATTTGAGCATCTTTGACCTTTCTTATCTCATCGGTAGCTATTTGGTGTTCTATTTCCTTTTGCCTTGTTTCTTCTGCAATTGCCGCTTTAAAAGCCACGAATCGGCTATGTTCAAAACTATACCCAAGGTAAGCAGAAAAGAGTAGAGCGAGAGCAATAGCTCCAAGTTTGACATAAGTAAGGATTGGTAAAGGAAACATTACTCAATAGGTTTGGAAGTCACAAAGCGAAGTACAGCAACAATAATCCCAACCCCAATAAGGATAAAGCCATAATATTTTGGATCAATACTGTTTTGGACATAAGATAAGTTATCAAATAAAGCACCAAAAATTACAAGCGCCAACGAGAACCACATCGTTTTTGACTTGTGCATTTTCATCTAAAACCGCTTATTCTTGGCGAAAACACGAACGTGGCTTGATACGGATTAGGCTTTGGCTGGACATTATCATCGACCAAACCACGCACATTCCAACCCAAATTGATATAAATACAACGACTATAACCAATAGGGGCAACAAGAGTAAATTGAAATAGTCCATTAGCGTGAACCAAGCACCAGCCTGCTTTTGCATTGTCATTGTCCTTTATGGTTTTATCCCCTAACACTTGGGTGTAATAGGGATTGGTTAGATAGCGGATTGCAAAAGCATAGCAAGGGTTACGCCATAACCAATGAACTTGTGACCACCATTGACCAGGGGGAAACATGGTCTGAAAAGTAGCGTCGCCATCTAGTGAGTTGTCAGGTGTTTGAAACCAAGATAGCCAAGTTGGTAAGCGTGGCCCCAAGCCCCAAGAGCTATGATTATCAAGCCATCCTTCTTGATTAGACGCTAATAAAGGCAGTACAGGCGCTATTAAAACAGCTAATAGAGTCAATAATAGGCTAAGAGGTACAAGAAGGAGATACAGAGCGTAGATCACTTGTCTACCTTTCGATCTAGCTTATCTTCAATCTTGTCTAACTTGGCGAATATAGCCGCCGCAATCTTGTCAAAATCTAGCTTAGACATATAGTTACCCGCTACCAAAATCTCAATAGAGTTAACTTTTTCTACCAATACCTTATCCGCTGCTTGTAGGTCTTTAACAGCGTCCCAAAGTACCTTAAGCCACCAGCCGCCCAGAAAGCCAGTTATGGTAACGGCTATGTTGAATAAAGTTTGATCCATTACTACCTCGCAAGGGCGTTTTGATTTTGCTCACTTGGAGCCAAGTTATTAACCGGTTCAGTTGCAGCAGCCCCAGCAGCGCGGGTCACCCAAGCGTTCCACTCTTTACTATTACCTAATACTTTTAAAACTCTAACACGCTCCTCAGCTGGCAGCGTATTGAGCAAGTCATTCATGTTCTTGCCGTTTTCAGCGCCTTTAATCAGCGCATCCATTGTCTTTTGATTAACTTTGCCTTCAGCAATTTGAACAAACTTCTTAGCCAACGCAGTTTTATAGCCTACGAAGCCTGGGATCTTGCCTGATACGCTTGGCTCTGTAATTTCTAAAGCTTTGCGACCAGCTGCAATACGTTTAGGGATATCAATAACATCACGCTCAACTTCACCAGCGACTTTTTGCAATTTAACCATTTTATCGCCCATCGCTTTAGCGATATCGTAATTACCCGGGCCAAAGATTTCTTCAATAGCTTTAACGTCGTTGCCTTTAATAAGGTCAATAAATTGCTTAGGAGATGACTTGTACAAGTCCATCGCTTTAGCCGCTAGTTCTTTTTGCTCAATTTGACGCATACCAGCAGCATGGGTAGACAAGTAATCACGCCACCCTTTGCCACCAGCTGCTTCAATAGCATCATCAACCAAAGGACGAACCTGTCCAAGCATCTCAGCGATACGTTTGCTTTGAGTTTTAGGGTCTAAACCTTCAGAAGTAAGTTGCTTTTCAATAGCGTCATTGATACCTGTTTTACGAATCTGATACAAGTCATTAGCGTCAATAACGCCGCCGTTACGCTCTGCTAAATCTTTAATTTGTTGCTCAATACTAGACAACACGCGTACTTGAACAGGGTCAGCACGGGTGCCAGGAGCCGTAGCCAAACTACGCAGTTTGCCGGTTACCCCATTGACATTTAATGGGTTTAAACCTTGTGCTTTTAAATCAGCTACTTTAGCTTCAGCGATCCTTGCGGCTTCACCTTGCGCCAATGATTCGGCAGCTGCTTGATTAGCCAATTGATCAGCCTTTTCAGGCATATTGCTTAATGGGTAATCATTCATCAAATTGCCCGGCTGAGGGTTAATAGCACGGCCTTTAAGCGCTTCTAAGCGGCGTACTTCAGCTACGTTACCTGCTGCGGCCTGACGAGCCGCATTAGCTTCAGCTTGTAATGGAATACCGACTTGACCGCCTACGTTGGCAGCCAATAGGTTCTGTTCACGCATTGGCGTAGTAACTTGGTTTAATAGCTTATTGGTTGCTTCACGGCTTCCTTTAGCTTCAGCTTGGTTAGCACCGCCCGCTAAGTTAGCCAAGATGTCAAATTGTTCTTGGGCTTGTTTAGTCTTTAAAGTGCTAAATACGGCCTTTTTATCTTTGCCTTGGATGACATCATTAAATGCCTGCCAAACGTCGTTGTCGATGTTATAGGTAGCTTGTGCAGCGGTAATGTCTAAAGGAGCTGCGCCGTTGGCAGCGCGAATAGCATTGATCTGCTCTCCAGCCATTTCACGGGCTAATTTGCCAGCATGAACTGTAGGCAATTGACCTGTCGCCAGGTCATAAAGTTTACCGCCAACTTTAGCCAATCCTTTAGCTACAGGGGCTACAACGGTAGGAACGGCTGCACCTACAATGGCGCCGGTACTAGCATCTTCAGGATTAATTGCAGCTGCCGAAGCACCGCCTAATGTAGCACCGCCAGCAGCTCTAACACCTGTTTCAATTGCTTTTTCACCAAGAGTAGTAGCAGTTGGCAAACCTGTTCTAAATCCACCAGAAGCAATAGATTCAGCTACAGGCGCCGTAAATCTAGCTACGGCTGGAATAGCGTTGCCAATGGCTTTAATAGGAGCTGCAATAGCACCGCCAGCCGGTAATGTAGCTAAAGCGTTACCAACAATACGTGAAGACGGCGCAGTTATATTTTCGCCATAAGTAGCTTCGTATTGTCTATTTTGTATTTCTGCTAAAGCGTTAATTTTTTCACGGCGGGTCATTTCGCCGGGGGGCTTAGGCAGCGCATAGTCAACGGCGCTAGCCGCTAACTTCATGCCCGTATCAGTAATGTCTTTAAAGCCTTTATAAAGACCTGCACCAACGCCAATAAGCGGGTCTTGACGTAACTGACCTTTGGCTTCTTCTATGCTTCTAGGAAAGAAATTAGATTCTTGGGGTGGTGCGGCTTCAACAGACACCGATGCTTTAGGCTCAGGCGCGGGCGCGCCTAACTTACCAATATCGTAGCCATTAGATGCTAATTTAGAAGTTAAATCAGCTTTGCTCATGCCATCAGGCACGTTTCTTAGCAAAGTACCATCAGGTAAACGGACATCCATGACGGATCCTTTATTTCAAGCTGTTAAAGTCGATTTCACCGCCTGCTGCTGGAGCTGAACCACCGCGTCCCACAGGAACGCCGCTGCCACCTGCATTAGCCGCTTTAGCTTTAGCTCTTGCAATACCGGTACGAATAACATCTTGGTATTCTCTAGCAGCTGTATTAAATTCTTTTTCGCTTTGCGCTGTACTCATGCGATTAATAGCTTGAGTTGCTTTGGTGCCTTCAGTTTCAGTAATAGAACCACCACCTTTAAGCGTGTTAAATGCTTGCAAAAATGCGCCTCCTTGAACTTCATTAAGACGCGCATTAAAGTCAGCAGCGCTTGTGCCGGGAATATATTTAAGCCCTGGGATACCAAAGCCAACAGATTGACCAAAACCCGCATGAGGTTTAGTACCTGCTTGTATAATTTTACCTTCATCGTTTTTAACTGGAAGTGCGCCAACTAAAGCATCAATCTTACGGATTGCTTCTTCACCCGTAGCAACAGCGCCTGGTAATGCAATAGCAGCTTGCGCTGTAGCTTTACCTGTTTCAGTACCACCAGCCTTAGCAGCTGAAAGTCTTGCTTGTAATTCTGGATTATTAGCATTAGCTAATGTTTGCTGATTTACAGCTAAATTACCGCCTGCAATATTTGTACGTTTAACGTCTTGTTGATTAGCTAAATTATCTTTAGCCGATAAAATACCTGTTAATTGACTTGTTTTGAATTGCTGAAAAGGCATTGTTTGCAATTCACGCATTAATTGCTGACCACGTTCAGGGGGAATATCGCCACTTTGAACTTGCTCTGCAATACTAGCTGCCGCTTCTTGCGGGGAATGTAAATTAGCAAGGCGTGTAATAGCTGTATTAATTTTGTTATTTTTTAATTCATACTCTTTAAGCCCTGTTTCGGCTTGAAGTTTACGACCTTCCATAGCCGTTGTTCTAAGCTTTATCGCCCCCATAGGGTCAATCGTCGCAATTTGTTTAAAACCTTCAGGCGTACTAACGTCGACGCCTTGCGCGTATAGATTGCGTAATTCATTTTGAACACCAATACCGCGTTGCATTTCACCAATTTTCATGGCGTCACTCATCATCGCCAATTGATTCATTGGCGATTCAAGCTTTAAAGGCTGTACTTGAAGGGGGATACTTGCGTCGATTGGCATATTTATTCCTTAACCTTGGTAAGGGGTGCTGTAATCATAAACGGGTGCGGGTGTAGAGCTAGTAGGTGTGCTATACGCAGATTGTGTTTGAGGTGCAAAACGATTAAGCATACTATTGTAATTATACTGACCAATACCTTGGCTAATAGCATTGCTATAAGCATTAGCAGATCCAACTTGCCCTGCGGCAGCAGCGTTAGCGGCTCCTGTAGACAAGGCAGCGTTATTTGCAGCGCCAGCACCAATACTAGAAGCTTGTCCTGCGGCTGCCGCTTGACCTTGACCACTTAAAAATTGCAATGGCCCAAGCAAGTTATTACGATTCAATTGGAACGTATTTTGCGCATTGCCATAATTACTTAAATAACGGTTAAACGCAGCGCCATACTCTTGTGACCCTTGGGCTTGACCATAATCTTGACCAGCTTTTAACGCGTTACCAGAAATCAAACCACCTCTAGCAGCCGCCGTAGCGTTCATGGCCTTAAGACCTTGCTGTAACCTAAATTGAGTGCCAGGATCGGTATTAGCGTTATAGTCAAAAGGGGCGTAGCTAAAGTCTTTAGTTAGCGTACCGCCTGGTTGAGTCATGGTAGATAACTGATTGACAGCAGTTGTACCCGCCGTGCGCCACGGTTCACTTAAAGCAATTTGTTGTTGTGTAGCGGCTGTATTAGCGGCGGTTGCGTTATTTGCTGCGTCTGCTTGCGTTTGTGCGGCGCTTTTTGACGCTTCCGACGACATATATCCTGCTGCTACCGTACCTACGGCTACTGCGGCGGCTCCCCATGGCATATCAAACTCCTTTACGATCTGACCGAATACAGATAATCATTGTCATCCGATCTTCGGTACTGTTATTAACAACCCAATGGCTATTTTTGTTATTAAACCAATAGACATCGCCGGGTAACGCAGATAATTGTTCATTCTCAAAACAAAACGCTTGGTCGCAGTTTCCCTGCAATTGTACGGCATATTTGTCATAATAATCTGCGTGCCAACCTTCGTCAATGTGTGGTTTAACACAACCACCAGGTGGGATCTTAGTAATCAAGATACCGCCTAGACGTTCGCCTTCAACTAATGCCATTAAAGCCATAGCAATTGGCCTGATTTGTGGCAACGCATACCCAGCTTCATACCATACTGAATCATGTTCTTTGGCAAAATCGGCTGGTTCTTTAAGCATCTCAATTGGCGCGTAGCGCACCCAGATATCGCTAATGTTTTTATGTGGGCCACCGTACACTTCGGTTCTTTGGGTGTACTTATCCCAAAGCCAAGGTTGACGGGTAATTGCTTGAACCAAAGGTTCTACGTTTAGCCCCCTAAGTAAAAGTCTGACAGATTTGTGCATTAGCAATCCCTACAGATCAAAACTTCATCAATCTTATCGGCATCGGTTTCTTCAGCCGCATGGATACAAAACCATACCGCATCTTCTAATGCTTCAATTTGATGGTATGTTTTAGCTTTAACCGTAAGACAAGCAGGCGCAATATATTCAACAGCATCGTTATCCGTACGGACAATAACGCGTCCTTTGCCAAGAATACTCAAGTGATCGTAATTATGAGCGTGGCTCATAGCTACATAGCCTTTAGGCAAGTGCATCTCCTTGGCGTATACGCCAGATGAGAAATGGTGTGTTGTGCCAAGGTCTATATCAAATTGACCTTCTTTTTCTTTAAATTGTTCAGCAAAGTTCACGTGTTGTTCCTTTTGTTCGGTATAGAGCAGTTGGGTCATTATTTAGCAACCCAACCTGTATTGCCTGTTCCAGTTTCTTTAACGTAAAGCGTAGTTCCAGCGCCGCCATCAGTTCTTGTGTACATAGATCCAACGGGCGCGGTTAATGAAGCTTCAGGTGTTCCTGCACCGCTAGTCCATTTAACTGTACCAGCACCAGGGTAAAAGGTAATAGCATAAATACCAAGCCAACGATTAGCAGCACGACCAAAGTTAATAGCGTCTGGTGTATCAGGCAAGAAATCACCGCCTGTACCATTGTCCATAAGCAAGTTGCCTGAACCATCGCCACGCAAAGTAGCTAAAGACGCGCCTGTACCAAAATACTGCAAGGTCGTAATCATTTTTGGCGATGAAATAATTGGCCCAGTTGAAGAAGGCTGAATAGTAGGTACAGTACCTAAAAGCAATTGCGAACCATAACTACCAATAGATACAATACGCGTTGTTCCATCAACGCGATAAGGAACTGGATTGGCGGTAAGCGTTCCAGCAATAGTAGTAAGGGTTACTTGAGTGCTAGGCCAACCTGTTTTAAATTGACCGTTTTGTTCTTCATAAGTATTATTAAAAATAATAGCTGGATAGCGTTCATCCCCTAAACTATCTACAATATCTATGTAAACGCCGTAGCCATAGTTTTGTTGAAAAATGGTTTCGTTAAATACAAACCCACCAACACCCGCCGCGTTGCTAATAACATAAGCGCCACAAAATGTATTTGAAGCAAACTGACCGCCTTCAAACCGGTCATTACCTGGCTGCATAGCTGAGTTAGCTACGTAGTAACCATAGCTGTTACCAGAGAAATTACAATCGTAAAAGGTATTGCCAAGATTGCCGTTGGGCTTATAAAAGCCTTTACCAAAGCCTGTTATTGATACACGGGTAAATACAATACGACCTACGCTTGCAGAGCCTAATTGAATACCTACGCCAGTAATTACTTGATTAATAGCAGAACCAAAGGTAGGGCCTACAAAGCCAATATCGTTAACATATTCGTAATAATAACTTGGTTGTGGGAAATTATTAATAGTTAATACAGGGTTAGCCGCAACAAAAGGCTTAAGTATAGTTACGCCGTTGCCAGCACCTTGTAAAAAAGTGCCTTTAGTTGCTGTTACGTTACAAAGATAAGTTCCAACAGGAAAGTAAACTTGGCCACCTGTATCTAGCGCCGCTTGAATAGCCGCAGAATCATCAGCAACGCCGTCGCCTACTGCACCAAAATCTTTGACGCTTACAATTTCTTGTAGCTTTTCATTAATAGGACGATTAACAGCGCCCGCCGGTGTAGAACCGCCATCTTTAAGATCAAATTTTGGTATTAATGTAGTCATGTTATTTTCCTATTGCTTCTAATTGGTCAGCAGTTGGCTGTGGGTTTGAATTATTCCAAGAAGCAATGTAATCTTCTTGACCATCGTTTTGAAGAACAATAGTGCCTTCAGGTTCAAAATCTTTATTCGTTAAATCAGGATAAATAGCAATAATTTTTTCATATAAAGTCATTACACGCCCCTTACAAATACAGCTTGGAAATAGTCATCTGCGGATGAATTACCACCAAAGCTTAATGTACCAGTTCCATTAATCCAACCATACGCAGTAATATAGTCGCCAGTTCCGTTTAAATAAATTAAACAAGAACCATTAGACCTATTACCTGTTGAATTAGCGTCTTGTAAAAATTTAAAGTTTGCTCCATTTTTATACATCAACATGATGTATCTTGAAATCAATGTTGTTGTGCTAGGAACTAAACCAAAACTAACTTGATAATAACCAGCTACGTTAGGGCAGAAAGAATAAGCAGGTACAGAAAGACCATTTAACGTAACGGTGCTACCAGTGTTGTTATAGCAACCACCGATGTCAAATTCTTCTGTGTTTGCAACTAATGCTGTGTAAGTTGTATTTGAAACGGTTTGCGCTGCGCTACCGTATGCGCTAAATGATGGGCCGTTTAAATTCGCCGCAGTTACTTTACCAGTAACCGATAAATTAGTAGCGCCTGGGTCTGTAGTGTTGCCAATTGAAACACCAGTAGAAGCCCATACACGCATAACTTCGGCTCTAGCGTTTACGCCAGATAAAGCATAAAGAGCTAAAGCAGCCGCAGAAGCTTTAGACGCGTCATATACGGCGCCAATACCAGGGCCAGCGTTGTAATAAGAAGCATTGGCATAATTGCTATCACCAAGATAAATTTGCGCGCCTAATGGACTTCCTACGCTTGTTGCGCCTGAAGAATAAAGCCCTGCGTTTCCAGTAATTTGTAAAGGGCTTAAAGGTGAAGTAGTAGCAATTCCTAAACGCTTATTGGTGTTATCCCAAAAGAAATTTGAATCTGTACTAAAAGAACCAAAATGTACATATCCTGCGGTAAAACTAGTTTGTCCTGTACCACCGTAGCCAATACCAATTGTGCCTACATCGCCTGAACCAAGCAAAGACACGCCACCAACGGTTTTAATGTTGGTGCCGCTTACTAACGCTGCTTGTTTGCCGTTAAAAGTAGACCAATCGGCAGAAGATAACGCGCCTCGATTAGTTGCTGAAGCTGTAGGCACATTTAAGGTAATTACAGGGGTTGTAGTGCCATTAGCTACAGTAGAGCTAAGGTCTGTACCAGTTGTGCCTAAAGTTAAAGCAGCTACAGACGTAACTGTACCTGACCCTTTATTATTAAAGGTTGTCCAATCAGTGCTTGTAAGGTAGCCATTTACACTGCTAGTAGCTGCGGCCATGCTGATAGCTGGCGTAGCACCGCCACTAGATACAACGGGAGCCGTACCTGTAACAGAAGTAACGGTTCCGCTACCTTTATTGTTAAACGTATTCCAATCGGTAGATGTTAAATAACCATTTACGCTAGTTGTAGCGGCTGGCATAGCAATAGTAGGCGTTTGACCGCCTGTAGAAGTAACGGGTGATGTAGCGCCTACACTAGTAACTACGCCAGTTAAACTTGAACCTGAACCACTAAATGAAGTTGCTGTTACAGAACTAGCAAAAGTAGCCGATTTATCTTGGTCAAGTGTAAGGGCAACAGCCTGAATAATCGTAGTATTAGGGGTTACATAAAATAAAGCTTTTGCACCCCTAGCGGTAGCGCCCCAATTTTCTGTAGCTACACCTTCATACGAAGCTTGTGGGTAGCCATTTGCAGAAGTCGTGCCATATCCAGCTAATTCAAATTTACCTAAACTATCTCCACTAAGCGGTGCTTGCGGTGCAGCATAAGTGCCACGAAACTTAGCCACACGCATAGATGAACTGCTAGCGTTACTAGAATATCCACGAATAGCAATTCTTGATGTTGAATTGTTATCGCCAAAAGCCCGTAAAAGAATGTCAGGTACGCTAGTGGTATTAACGCCTAAATGAGCAATATTGGTAACTGTTTGTGCATTTAAGTCTATTGCGCTACTTGCGCCTGTATACGGTATATAAACGCTTGAAAGAGATGGAAGATCGGCAGCTACTAATGCCCTAAATGTAGGAACGCCAGCAGACCCATTAGGCGCAGCCAATATGTAATTAGCTGTTTTAGAAGCGTAGGGATTAAGCGTATCGCCATAAGCTGTGGCTAAACTAATAGCTGGTGTTGTACCGCCTGACGATACTACGGGGCTTGTGCCTGTTACGCTTGTAACTGTACCGCCTGAACCCGTAGCAGATAATGTACCGCCTGCAAAAGTAATGCCTGTACCAATAGTTACGTTGCTAAACCCACCTGAGCCATTGCCGTACAAAAGCGATGTACCGCTAGTTGCTGGCGCTTTGCCATTAAACGTATTCCAATCTGTGCTAGATAGCCAACCATTAGAGCTAGTGCTTGATTGACGAATAGGTACAGTATTTACCGTACCACCACTATCTTTAAAAAACAGATTTTTATCTGCAATATTGATAGCAAGTTCAGCGCCATTAGTGCTATTGGTTAAATTAGCCGCAAGCGGTACAGCCGCAGCCGTATTGCTTGAATACAACAGAATGGGGGTAAAGTTACCTGGTTGTGCCATTATTTATTATCCGTAGTATGGGTAATCGCCATAAAACACTATATTTACAGTTCCAGATTGATTGGCTGTCATTGCAGCTTTATTTGAAACAACAATTTGTCCAAGATAAGCGTCCCAAGTAGCCACAAAACCTTGATTACTTCCAGTTCCATTATTAACGTCAACTATTGTTGTAAACCTTGCGCCCGAAGCCGCCCAAGCTGTATTTAAAAAAGCAGAATTTAAATTAGGCGTTCCGTTATAGCTTGTACCTTGAGCATAGATAATTGCTAATGTAGCACCTGGTGGGGGTGCTATGGATGCTTGAACAGCGCCACTTCCACCTGCTACACCGATTGTTTGCGTTGCCCCTAAAAACAAACTATAAGCTTTAGGAGTTAATAAAGGAACGATATTTGTGGGTTGAACACCATAAGGGGGGTCATTATTATATATTATGGTATTACTAAATACAGCAGAAGTATCATTCGCTAAATATACATTTCCTTCTACAGCGCCGCCGTTAAAATTTACATTTCTTACAGAAGAACCAGAAGGTTGGCTGACGTATACATATCTAACAAGCCCTGTAGGGGGTGTTGCAAAGGTACATTGATTAAAGTTTGTATCCCAAAGTCTATTACCAGCGCCGCCTAAAATATTTACGTAAGGAACGGTAGCTGGAGATGCTAAAGAACAATTTTCAAAATGAATATTTGTAAGTATTGTATTTTGAATTGCGGTTGTTCCTGTACCATCTAATTTAATTGCTTCATTTTGCAAGTATTCCATTGCAGCATTTTGTATACAAAAAGATGAATGTTTGCTTCCTGTTAACTTTAATCCACCACCACCTTGCGTTGTAGAACAATTTTGTTCAATACAAACAAAAGATCCGGCGCCGTATATTCTACTAAATGAACTAGCCAAAGTAAAAAAACAATTTTCAAATCTTGTGCCAACAACTAAACTTGCTGCTGAATAATGGGTTGTTGCTTTACCAAACCATACACTTTCACATATTACGCCACCAGAAGCCGTACTTTGATTTTGCGTAATTAAAATACCTGTTGTTGTTCCATTTTGAATTGTTAAATTTCTTAAAGTTGGTGCTTTATATAAAGTATTAATAGTAAATAAATTACCGTCACCTTCAATAAAAGAAATATTTATTCCTTCACCCGTAATTAAAACATCTTCAAGATTTATTCCCGCATTTATATAAAGCGTTCCTTCAGGAATGTAGACTGATTTTGAACTTGCTAATGCACTAATTAAAGCGGTTGTATTTATAGCTTTAGACGCAATATCATTCATTACCGCGCCAAAATCTAATACAGAAACAGACTCTTGAAGCTTAGATTCAACAGTTCTTGTTACAGCGCCTGCATCACCTTGGTTATAAGATACTTGCGCGGCAGTTACAACGCTAGTATTAATTGGTGTTGCAGTGCAAAAATCAACTACATCACCTACGTTTAAACCATCTACAAAAGTCACTACAGTTGAAGATGTTTCAATGTAATTAGTTCCAGAAATTTGTTTAGAACCGTTAACAAATATCAATAAATTATTAGTAGCGGGTTGATAGTTAAGTGTAGCCAAAGTAAATACAGTTTGACCTTGGGTAGCTGTTTGTTTTTCTTCTTCACCTGTAAAATTAACAAAGTTAGAATTAATACCTACTAAATTGTCATAAGTACCAATTAATACGTCGTTGGTATCTTTAAGAACAAATTTGTAAGAAACGCTATCCGCAAGCCAAATTTCACCACTGTCAGGCACTCTACCCGCCGCATTTAGAATAATTGGATTAGGATGCGCTGTTACGCCATTTGAACTAGTGTAGGTAGGAGAAGGTGTTGTTGTACCAGCGTCATAGGTATATAACTTACCGCCAGTCAGCACTTGACCGCTATTATCAAAAAATTGTGCGGCAGCGCCAGCAACAGGGGAAAGGTTAACGGCCATAAAAAGCTCCTAAATTTAGACTGATTCTATTATGTTTCGCTATGCTTGTCATTTAAAAGTTGCCCCCACCGATGCCACCTGTAGAAGTCAAGATATTGCCATCAAATAGCAACTTGCTTGATTGGGTCATTGTACTAGTAGATGACGCATAGAAAATCTCATTAGCAACAAAAACCGATAAACCTGTACCGCCTCTAGCCGTAACAAGTGTACCGCTAGTAATTTGATTGGCGTTGATTGCAATTGACGCATTTGATGCCGCAGTAATGTTGCCATATTGGTTAACAGTAAATACGCCAACTTGTGACGCAGACCCGTAAGTACCTGGTGTAACACCTGAAGCACCAATGGCAAGGTTAACAATGCCAGGTGAATAGCTAATGGTGATGCCACTACCTGTAAATACAGCTGGCTCAAATACGTTATTAGCATTGCCAATAATGATTTGATGGTCATTAATGGTAGTTAGCCCTGTACCGCCTTTAGATACAGGAATAGCCCCTGTTGCAGTATAGCCATAGATATTCCAAAAAAACCGATACCACTCCGTTGACATCGTATTCGTGTCAGGGTAAATCAGCGGTACTTTAGCTGACGGTAGTACGGTTATATCAGCCATTTGTATTTGTGCCGCTGAGGAATAGTTCAGCGCCCACAATAACGACTTTATTAGGATCTGTACCTGACACCTCGTAAATGCGGTCACGTAGTTTAGTAGTCATGCCAAGACGACGCCATATAGCTCTGTAGCCATATTCTCCAATCTTACCCATTGAAATCCAATGTTCGCTAGACCACGTATGGCCTCCGTCATCAGACCAACGAAGCATGACCTGCGGGTCTTGGCCTTGGCCTAAATTGAGACCAACACCTGATTGGCAGTCCAATTGAAGGGTATGCTGGGCGGTACGCTTCATATTATTTTGATTAGCAGATAATGGGCGCCATGAGCGAACCCATTTTTGAATATCGCCATTGTCCGAATAAACATCTAAATCAAGGGCATAAATATTGCCGTTTTCAAAGTCGCCGACAATAGTTTGACTATTAAAATTCATTTGACATTGACCACGATGACGCATAAAAGCACCATTGTTCCAGCTTGCACGTTCATGCCAAGCACCCGTAGCCACGTCATAAACCCAAGTAGCGTTGGCTGTTGGGAAGTTCAATACATAGAAAGCGTGACCTTCTTCTTGGTATGTATACGCTTCTGCGTCGGTAATATCACCGTAACTTTGAATAGCGTACTCTACGGCATGGGTAGATACACGTTTGCCTGTATAACCTTGATTACGATAAACAATACCGTAGCCACGAGGATCAGAGCCAAGCCAAAATATGCTGTTATCGAGTTTAGCAATAGAAAACGGAGCCAAGCAACCAATTTCATTGTACGCACCTTGAATTGGGGCTAAAGGAAAAGGAATTGTACCAGCGTCATACCAAACCTCAGTTGTGCCTTGTCCAAATACCCAAACTTCACGGTTATTGGATACAACGGCTATAACTTGATCGGGAGAACTTTCAGCAGCCGCAAACGCTAATGGATCTATATTGGTAGCATCAAAAATACCAGTAACCCAAATAATCTGCGTATTTGGCTGATTAAATGCAAAATAGCCGTCAATGTAGCAAACGGTAGCTGCACCAGCAAAGTCAGGGTCGGTAATCTTTTCAAACGTGTTGGTTGACTCGGTGTAAACGTAAGCATCAGGATTACACGCTAAAAATATCTGTGTACCGCTATCAGCAATAGACACTGGGCCAGTACCGCTAACGGTGCCAAGCAATGTATAAGTGTAATCCGTTTGAATCTTATAGAACTTGTTGCCCGATACTACGTAAGCATCTAAACCGCCCGTAGAATGAGTCCAAAATCCACGGATGGGGCCAGTGCCTATGGTAGCTAGTAAACGCAAGCCAGGGGCGCGGTTAAGGAACCCGCTAGTCATTCCACCTTCGGGAATAGCCTCGGGAAATAGGTTGACCATACGGTTATCCGCAGCATTTACGCTACGAGCTACATAAGCTTGGCCTAAAATCGGCGTCAGCATTAGTAGTTACCGGCAAAGATGTTAAAGCGCTGACGAGTACCAACAATGCTGTAAGGCAAGGACATGATGTCGTCAGGATTATTAATTCTCTTAAGGTTGCGCTTAGAAGTCATCGCAATACGAGCCACATTAGGTGGTGGCTCTACACCAAACTCATTGGCAATCTCACAAGCAAGATTGTATTTAAACGCTCTTAAATAACCTGGGGGAAACGCCAAAGTAGTTGAAAGACTAGCTGGCTGAGTTAATTCCGTGACGGAAACAAAATGCCAAAGTAACGCTTTTGTAGGTACTGGGTACACGTACATATCAATATTAGGGTAATCCATATTGATCCACATCACTTGTGGATAAGTGGAAGTCACCGTTTTAACCGCAATACCATCGTATTGTTGTTGGTTAATAATCTTGATACCAAACGAAATACCGTTTGATGGATCTAAAAAATAAGTTGAATCATCTAACAAAATAGGACGATTACCTACAAAATCACCTGTAGGGCCTAATGTTCTATGAATTGTATTTACAGGCCAAGTAAATACTTGATCTTGGGTAGAAAAAGTTGAAAGACGTTCGGTATTCCATGAATCAATCATTTGATTCAAAGCGGAAAGGGAATCTTGAGCCGTAGCAGCAGAAGGCGTTTCGCCTTCGGCAAGCATCCCGATTAAGCGTAGCGCTCCATTTATCTGATCGGCGGCGGTAGTAGCCATAACAACTCCTTACTCTGCGGTTTTACGACGTCTTTTTACATCCAGTGTATTGACAGGAGCCGCAAGTAATTCTTCTACCATTTCTTCTACTTTTTCTGATTGCGTATTCAGATCGTAGCGTTTCCAACCTTGTGCTTCATCATAATCTGCTTCGGCGTCTATTGTAGCAACTTTAGTACCATGAATAGGGTGCTTTAAATAAATTATAGGCATTATTTTTCCGTTTAGATAGGGGGACAAGCCCCCTATTTTATTATGCTACAACAGCGAATTGCCATTTAGAACCATCAGATACAAACAACTTTCCAGTACCAGTTGCATTGCTAGTAGTAGCAATAGAACCAACAGCAGCGGTAGTTGTAGTAGTGTTAGCAGTAATAGCAGTAGTTAAAAAGTAAAGTGAAGCGACAGCATTGCCAGCAGCAGCAGTACCGGATGTGGTAACGCTAGTAGCAGTAACAGCAGCAAGAGCCGAAGCGCCTGTAACTGTCAAGCTATCAAACTGTGGATCTGAATACGCAACACCCGTAGCTTTGGTATTAGGCATGATTTTTCCTTAAAAAACCCGCCCCGAAGGGCGGGACATTACATTAACCAGCAATACGGTAGAAAATATAAGTAGCGGTATCTGTTTTGCGAACACGCCATGTAGCAGATGTTACTGCGTTAACCGCAGCTACACCAACTAATGTACAACCTGTGTTAGCAGTAACAGTTGCAGCGTTAGTTGCACCAGTATTGATAATTACAAAGTCAAACGAACTATTTACTTTCATGCTAGTAAAAGCCGCATCTAAGTCAGCACCCAAAGGTACTGTCAAAGCTACGGCTGCGCCAGTGTAAGTAATAATCCCAGTTGCTAATTCAGCAGCAGTTAAAGTTGCTGCGGCTGTTTTAGCTGTAGGGGCTGTTTGGGTACTCATGTTAATTTCTGTTAGATTGCCATCGCCTAATTGATAGCCACCTGCTCCGTTTGGAAGTGCCATGATATTAATTCCTTAAAAAATTGATTTAAAAAGCCCCCGCTTGCGCGGGAGCATTTAGGTTTAACCCCACATCCGAACGCCCATTGCTGGACGAATGGCTGAGTAACCGTATAAAACGTCAATACGGCAAGGTAAACGGTCGTTATTAATATCGTATTGGCGAACAACACGCATAGAAATACCGTTATGAACTTGACG